TTGATTGGGAGTTCAAGAAGATAAATGGTCGGGGCGACAGGATTTGAACCTGCGACCCCTTGACCCCCAGTCAAGTGCGCTACCGGGCTGCGCTACGCCCCGACCTGCCGAAACGGCTTGATCCTGTTAGACTTTCGGCTTTTCAGGCGCAAGCGAAAAATCAGGCCATCAGAATAAAAATGGAACAAACGGCGCGCTGATGCACGTTTCGGCGCAGAAAGTCCCACGGGATCCCCACGGATGTTCATATTGTGTTCTGAATGACGACGAGCCGAGGGAGGCGGATGAGAAGGAACCCGAAACAGGGGTGGAACGCGGGCTTGTTTAATTTAGCCCTGGCCGCCTATTGCAGCTTCTGCAATTAAATACTACCTGATTAGCACAAGCTTCCGTTGCGTTCGTTTTGTGAGATGTGAAGTGGAACCATGAGCAAGAATCCCATCAATGGCTTTTGTTTGTACACTTCATACAGATCATCTCCTCGCGGTAACTCAAATAAGTTCGGAAGCCGGGCAAGGCGAAACAATCTTTCGCATTCCGATCGGTATTGATGACGAGACGGGCTTGGTGTTCTCGGCCTTCGTTTGCTTGGCAACGGTAGCTGGATATGGGGTCACGCGGCACGAGCTCGTGTTCTATATCGTTGAGGCGAATGACGAAGATGAAATTTTTCGCCAAGATGGTCTAGAAACCAGAACCATGATATCCAGCCGCCGCGACAGGGAGCAAATCCTAAGTGTGATCTGCCTTGCGACAGAAAAGCTTATTGACCAAGTGGCGCCGGTAGAAGTAATGATTATGACACACGAGGCAAACTTACCTCTGAAGGCCCTGTCGAAATATGGCCGCATTGGAAGTGTTTTTGTCGGTCGTGGCTATGTGCCAGCCCATCCGGATCCATATCATGGCAGGCATATATGGATGTTTACGCAACCTTGACGCAAGGTAATGCGTTAAGAGTTATCGGAGTAAACTTCTACACCGTAGGAGACGTAATATGATCAAACCTTTGAACAGAGATCAGCAGATTGAGCTTATGGAGAGCGCACCTGAGCGCGCCGCTAGCAGAATTGCGCGCTGGAAAAAGGATGAAGTCATAAAGAGCGTGCTAACGGTCCCGCCGTCCCAGAAGGACGACGGCGAGGTAACCTATTCGCGAAATGACCGGATTCTTGCGTGCGCGTAGTTTTGATTCGCATCTGAAGCAAAACCCCGCTTTTGCGGGGTTTTTTATTGGCGTCAAGTAGCGGGCGCCAGCTTGGGAAGCTCGACTTATTGTCGATGGCGTCAGCACTTAGCTGTAAAACTCCGCCGATCCCACATGAAAAAACCTTTAGTATCAACGCGGCGGTAAAACGCGGTAGGCGCGAAAACCGCACTTCACGCCAGATATTGACTCTTCCTCAAAATGAGAACATTTTGAGAACAAACGCGCGCCGCGCCCCGGCCTGAGTTTACCGACAATTTGAAAATGTGTCCGCTTCCTACAAGCGGAACGGAGACGTGCGTCATGCAACAAGGAAATCAAACAATCACCTCTGACGACATTCACGCGCTCAGTGACTTCGTGAAATTCGTCGGCGAGGACTGCTTCGACCAGTGGCAGAAGAATGGCACGAGGGCGAAGTCCATGCCGCTGCTGGCGAAGCTCCGGAGAATGTATGTCCTTCTAGATACTCTGGGGGTCGAGGACGATGAAGAAGAGGTCCAACTCTGCTGGCTGCCGCCGACCGATATGGCGGCCGATAAGGCCGTGCCGGCGTTGCGTTCTGAAATTGCCGGCCGAGCTGGCGTGAGCTTTCAGCAGGCCCAACTCTACCAGGTGCCTCCAGACCTCTATTTCGGCGATCTGCAATTCGCGGTCGATGATACGGCCGGGCAGGTTTGCGCTATTGTCGCCATCAATCGTGAAAGGGACAGGATATTCATTGGCCCTGAATGGCTGGACATCGACGGGGATGTTTCCAGCACTGTCACGAAATTCGTCGATGCGATTGCGATGGACCGGCTCTTTGCCTGCGGTTAACGTTTGGACCGTGGGATAGGGAGGAGGCCGCAGCAATGTGCAATTTATACAACATCACGTCGAACCAGGAGGCGATCCGAGCCATCACCAGGGCGCTGATCGACAGCACCGGCAATCTTGAGCCCGAGCTTGATGTCTATCCGGATCGCATGGCGCCGATCGTGCGCAACACCGACGCCGGCCGAGAGCTGGCTTTGGTGCGCTGGGGACTTCCCTCGTCTCAAAAGGCATTGCTCGACAATGCGAGCAAGCGGGCTGACAAGCTGCGAGCCAAGGGCAAGGAAGTGAACTTCGATGAGCTGTTGCGGATGGAACCGGACGGCGGAACCACGAACGTTCGCAATACATCGAGCAAGCATTGGGCGAGATGGCTCGGCGTCGAAAACCGGTGTGTCGTGCCGTTCAACCGGTTTGCCGAGCCTGACTACGGCAGCAAGATCGAAGGAGGCCGCGTCCCGAACGCATGGTTTGCTGGAGGCGAGGATCGCCCGCTAATGTTCTTTGCCGGCCTTTGGGTGCCAGAATGGCGATCGGTGCGGAAGGTGAAGGAAGGGGAGATTGTTGTCGATCTCTACGGCTTCCTGACGACGGAGCCGAATGCCGAGGTGAAAGCGGTTCACCCAAAGGCAATGCCGGTGATCCTCAAGAACGAGGACGAGATCGAGCGATGGCTGACGGTGCCGTGGCTTGAAGCGAAGGACTTGCAACGTCCCTTACCCGACGGCGCGCTGATCCGGGTAGACTGAACGATCGATAAGGCGTGGCGGCCGTCATCAAGAACAACAGCAACAAAATGACAGATGCCCCATGCGCGAAGAAACAATTGCCGAGAGAATTCGGCTGAACGTCCGCATCCATATCGCATTATTGCGCCGAAAGCCGCTACGGCGCTTCACCGGCTACAAGGTCGGGAAGCGGCGAGATCTCTCCTGCATCCCCGGAATGGCGCTCGATCTCGCTCGGGATCTGCTGCGACCGATGAAGTTCTATTCAGGAGGCGAAGAACAGGATGCGGCTGCATTGACGCCAATGATTGAGCAAGTGTTGCGAAGTGTGCCGGCCGAAGATGCTTTCGCTTTGAGCACGCGAAACCATGAGCTGGTTTTAATGGTGCGGGACATCATCGGCAACCAGGTAGCGGAGGCGCTGATCGCAGCTTTCGATATCGAGAAAAAGCCGCCGCCAGGGCCAATGTGGAATCTCAAGACGGAGACGGGAACATTGGCCGGGGATGCTTTGACTGCCCTGGAGCGGGACGGACAACTTGTGCCACGGTATAAATGGCGGAGAGCGAGCGGTCCCTATATGCCCGATTTTGTCGGCTTCGACGAGCAGGTGAAATTCGGGAGGATCTGGCAGGATTATACGATGGGCTACGAGTCCAGCTGGCAATGGTCCTGCCTGGTGACGATGTCACGGATATTGAATAGCCCTTCGCAAGGATCCGCTGACATACCCCGACAGGCGGCGCGCGACGTCGAAGATCATTACGATGCGCTGAAACGACTCAATGGGATAGCCGAATGAGCGACGACACAAAAACGGACATGCGCCCCGGCTCGCCGGTCCATTTCGAGCACTGGTGCGATGAGCCAGGCTGCAAGGCATGGGGCAGCCTCGGCTATGATCTGGGCAAGGACGAAACCCGCTGGTATTGCTTCGAACATAAGTGGAAGGAATATCCAAAGCCGAAGGGCGGAACGACGTTTTAGGAGGACTTAATCCCTCCTTATCATCAAGGGATTGAATTTGTTTCCGCGCGTTACCGGCGTTGCATTTCACGGAGCGGGTTGGCCACCCTTCATCCAGCGCAACATCGCCTCGAAGATCAAATCCGAAATCCACATGGCGCAGACACCGACGACAAAGGCGGTGGCGTTCATGGCGGCTACGTCGGCCATAGGCATGGGCCAGTTGATTGCCCGTAGATAAAACAGCGCCGGCTCCGTCAGGTAGGCCGCCGCCAGCGCTCCGCAGATCGGCGACGCGATCATCTCGCGCGCAGTATAACGGCGCCGGGAAAGCGCCCTCAATGTACCTCCTGCCAAACCAGCTATAACGACGCCTGCTTTGATGCCCATCGCATCGAAAAAATCATGAATGCTCATTGGCCCCCGCCAGAAATAGTGCTGTCGATCGAGGATCGGCGATGACCCGCCGATCCGAATATTATGGCCCATTCAATTCGGGATAGACATCAGACCGGCGGTGATCGCGCATGCGAGCGTGCCGGCCAGGAGCAGGAAGAGCGCAAAACAGATGCGTGGGTTCATTGTGGCCGCCCCACCTTCCCGGCCATGCGGTCGCGATCCCACGCCCTGCAATCGTCCGCCTGGCGGTCGCGGTTGTCTGCGGTGACTTCCCACCGCTGATTGATCCAGCGGAACTTCTCGCCGACCTTGGGGATAACGCGCTCGACATGAGCGGCGCATGCCTCTGGCATCGGCGGCGGCGGAGAGGATGCCTGTGCCTGCCCTTGCGCTTCGGCAGCCTTCTCCATTCGCGCATCAAGCGTCTGGCACCCCTTGGTGCTCATGAGAGCGAGCGCGACCGGGAGCATGAAGATCAGCGCTTTGCGTTCCATTTCTCATCCTCCTCGGTCCAGCGTCCGCCGTCTGGGTCTGTGTCTGCCTTGATCCTGGCATCGAGTGCCCGTTCTGCGTCCGTCTTGGCCCGCACAGCCGCGTCAGCGCGCTTCGATGCCTCTGTGGTCATCTGCTCCGCATGGAGGCGGTCGCCCCTCTCCTTGGCCAGTTGCGCGGCCAAGGCATCGCGCTCGAACTTCGTCACCATCTGTGAAGTGGCGACCGTCACTTGCTCGGACGCATATCGCTGCTTCTCGCCGACCGCGATATCCCCGACAAACGGGATGACACTGATGTAAGGAATATGCGAGACGACAGGCAGGCCCTCGTAATAGAGGGCGCACAGCATCATGCCGGCGAGCGCCGCAGCGCCCATCTTCAGATAATCGAGGATCCCGAACATTACTTTTGCTCCGTCTCGGTAGGTTCATCTGGGGTGATCGCGGCTGCGGGATCCGCGTCCTCGCGATAGGGGAGTGCGCGGCCGGTGCGCCAGATGGCGATAACGTCCTGCGCGGTCGCAAAGCCGGTGTAGCCGAGGATGAGGATGCCGATCAGCATCATCCAGCCATAGGCGATCGTTTCATTGACCCGCGTATCGGGTGCGTTGATGAGGATGTGGAGCTGATAGCAAGCCCAGGCGACGACCGGGAAGATAATCAGACGGCGCCACATCCATGGAGGCTCCCCGTGCTTCTTCGGAGCCATCAGCGCGCTACCTCGATCGCAGCGGCAAACTTCTTGGCGTAACCGGCGATATCGACGGCGCGGTCAGTGCCGTTGATGATCTTGCGGGCACCAGTCCAATCGCTCACCGCCGCACTGAAGAAGTCGGCAAGCTTTTTGCCGGTGAAGCGGCCGTTGGTCATGCCGTCGAACAAGATCTCGACGGCCTTGACGGGATCGAGCGCATCGTCCGGATTGTCGGCGATGCCGTATTTCGCGTAATTGTCCCGACCGGTTATCTGCACCAGGCCACGGCCACGATAGCGCCAGCCGTCGCCGCTGGCCTCGCTGCCATTTCCCATGCGGTTCGCATAGGCGCGATTGGCGATGCGCTGCGGCTGGCGGGCATAGGCGGCAGCCTGTGCGGCCGTAAAGTATTTCGGGAAGGTCGCCAGCAACCTGGCCGGCGAATAGCTCAGGTTCTCCGAGATGGCGCACATAGTATTGTCCGTCTCGTGATAGGTCGTCGCCAGCATGTACGCCAACCAACGGGCATCAAATGGCTTTGTCTCCCATGCGTCAAGAATGGCAGACATGCCGTTGACCTGATTTGTCGACAGCCGCCCGCCAAACAACGACGGGCGCACCGCCGCGAAGAACTTCGCGTGGTCCATGGTATTTTCCTTTTGATGGATTCTGCCGTTGTGATGCGGCGATGTTCAGCTCGGCCGAGGCTATGCCGGCCAGGTCATTGGAAACTGCGTTTCCAGCTCAGTCAGAAAGGCGCTGATGGTCGGCTGCTCGCGTTCGCCGTTCTGCACCTTCTCCAACTCGGCATAGCAATAGGTCCAGATCTGATCACGCCAGGTCACGAAAGCCTGAGCCTCGGCTGCCCATGCCGCATTGCCACTGCCGACATATGTCGCGATCGATAGCGCGTTATCATAGCGCCGCGATTTTGCTTTGACGTCCATCATGGCGGCGATAGCGCTGGTATAGGTTGCCAAGGTTGCGGCCATGATCAACTCTACTTTTTGCTCCGCCGTTGTGACCTTGGTAAGATCAACCGTCCACATGTGTCACCTCCTCAATCAATACGTCATTCACGACCAGGTCGACGGGAAGCGAGATCTGTCCGTCCTGGAGGTTGGTCAATGGTGAAGGAAACGCCACCGCATCTGACGGGTTTGGCCCGTGGGGTAGAATAATTTGCAAGTGCAAATCGCCGTCGACGCGCTCGATAGTGCCAAACAGCCAGTCGCAGGGAATTTCGGATGCCTCTAGCGAGGCGCCATTTGGCAGCGCGGAAAAGTCGAAGACTTCACCATTGATCGTAATGACATCGCCACTTTTGCTGATTGAGAGCACATCATTCCTGCGCTGCGGAGACAGGGTTATTTTCATCAGAACCACCTTCCTATCGCGACAAACCGGGCATTCACCGTCCCAGCTCCCGCTGACGTCACGTTAATCGAGATCTGGGTGACGCCAGTGGTCGACGGAGCGTTTGACCCGGTCACGCCGATGCAAGTGAAGGCCTCGCCAAAATTGTCCGGGACATTGAAGACGGCGGGAGAGGCAGAAAAGGCGGCCGGGAATCCCCAAGCTCCATTTCGCTGCCCTGCGCCAGATCCCGTAAAGGCGATCTGACTAGTCCAGCATATCTGCATGCCGTTGGCAAAGCGCATGTAGGCGCCATTGGAGTTGCTGCCCGCCTCCATCAGCGCACCGGTCGGCACGCCACCGGATTGGGAAACCGTCCCCAGAGCATTGCCCTGGCGGTATGCTTTATCGGCCGTCAGCGTTGCCGGTATCGCTGCCGCCGGAAGCGGTTGCGCAAATGTGGCGCTCCCCGCAACGCTGAAGTTTCCGAGCACCGACACGGTGCCCGCATCAAGCTGCAGCGTGCCCGCATTATTGGTGCCGTCAGACAGACCAATGGCCCACGTCGCGGCCGTCGCAGTCTTGGTAACGACGAGCTGGGGTTTGCCTGTGGCATAATCGGTTGGCATCCAAGATTGGAAGACTTGGGACGTTGTCGCGTTTCCGACAGAAATAGTCTGTCGGCCGCTCCAGGTGTTCGCACCATCGAGTTTGGCAACCACTGAACCGGTCGTGCCAATAGTTAACCCGAGCGTGGCGCGCGCTGTCGGCTGGTCAGCATCGTCGAGGAGACTGCGCGCGAAGACCGTCAAATTTCCCAAGGCGGCTACGTTCGCCCCCGTAAAATACGGGAATGTGTTCGCAGCCGGCGTCAAAGCCGAAATCGCCGAGACCGACGGCTTTTGCAGTGCCTGAAGGATCTGCGCCAACGCTGTCGCATTCGCCAGCACCTGGCGGTCATAGGCCGTGTCAATGACCAGGGCGTAGGAATAGCTGCCGGTCGCCCCCTTCCATTTCACGGCCGCCGTGATCTGCGTATCGCTATCGACGGTCAGGATAGGCATGGAATTGCCGCCAGCCGCCTCGGCATAGATAATGCCGCCGACGATAAGGGCGGTCTGCCACGCAGTTCCAGCCCCGGTAACAACGGCCGAGCCGTTGGTCAGGGTGATCGTGCCTACTGTATAGGGTGTGGTCATGAATTTCCGTCCTTATCGTTTCCACCACAATTGGGTGACGGTGGCACTGACGTTGAGGGCGCCGGAGTACACGACGAAGCCATACTGATACGTGCCGGCCGCTCCAGGGCGTGGCTCAATGAGCATCACCTGACCAGAATTTGTTTGCGTACCACTGCCTGTACCTGTGACACTGAGACGGGCAAGCTCGGATCCCGTCGTGAAATCCATGAGCTTGACGTAGGTCGTCGTGTTCCCCGTCACCTGAATAGTCCATTGAATCGACGTCAGAACAGGATTCGGATTTGGGTTAGAAATAGTCCAGCGCGCGCCAAGATCCGTTTCGCCGCCAGCCACACCATTTCCCGTGCGATTATTGCTTGCCGTGTCGGTGATCTGGTTGAAATCGAGGTTAGACGTCGTGACCTGAAGACTGCCTATCTTCGCGTTGGTAATGGCTGCGTTGGCGATCTTTGCGTTGGTGATCGCGCCATCCTGGATCTGAGCCGACGAAATCGTCGCATTGACGATATCTGCCCATTCTACCTTGACGTTTTGCAGTTTCAGAACACCGCCTTGGAACACCAGCGGCAGGTAGGACGTACCGATGCTGTCGGGATTGAGCACGCTGAACTGATCAGCCATGACGGAAAAGCGGGACTTCTGCACGCCGCCGACAGTGTAGATTTCGAGGAACATGCCGCTCTCGACATAGCTCGCCCCCACGGAGGTTCTAAGCGCGATCGAGAAGCGGGAATTGACGCCGGTCTGATCGGCCGCAACAGAGAACTTCACCAACCCCTGAGCGGAGAGATCGCCGACCGTGGCCGAAAGCGTCGTCGCCTGCGCGGCGGCGGCATTGGCGACGCCGGTCACGACAGCAATCTGAGTATCGGCCTGCGCCTTATTGTCCGCGACCGTGGCCGTCAGGGTGACGACCTGGCTTGCTGCGGCATTGGCAGCGTCGGCGACCACCTGAATATTCTCAGTAAAGGTGGCGTTGCTCTGTCCAACAGAGGCAACCAGGCTGCGCTGCGCTTCGTTCAGGACAGCGTCAGAGAACTGCGTGTTGATCAGCAGCTGCTCGACGAGCGGGCGCACGTCCAGCAGTTCCTTTTGCAAGCCCTTGAAGCGATCGAGAATGTCGTTCTTGACGTGCTGCAGATCGACGATCAGATCAGTGACGACAACATTCGGCGTGGTCACCGGCAGCCAGTCCGACCAGTTCGTCACCCGCGTTCCCGAGGGGATGAACCTGCCGCGCGCCTCATAATCGGTGCTGCCCTTGAAGTTGGCATTCAGGACCCAACTATAGGGCGCTTCGTAGCGAGTGGAATCACTGTCGAAAACGATGTCGCCGGTTGACGCGAGGCGCACCTGCACCCACACATTGCTGATATCCGTCTGATCGGGTGCACAGCTGACCTTGATCGACGGGCGCCATGGCACACCGCTGCTGTCGTTGATCGTCGCGGGCTCAACCTGCCAGCCATACATCGGCTGTGCCGGCGGCATCACCGGCCCGAGCGGCGCGAAGACTGGCGGCTTGTAGTCGTGATCCTGATCCCAATCGTAATCCGAAGGATCGACTTCGGTCAGGTCGAGGGTCACATCCAGATTGGCATGGTCGGCAATGCCATCGACCCGGAAGAGCTTCGCAGCATAGCCATTTCGATTCGATGTAAAGCTGACGATATCGCCTGGCTCAAGTACCCACGCCTGCGGCGGTAGCACGAACGTATGCCGCCGGGCGCGGCGCGCCTCATTGAGCGCGGATAGCATGATCCGCTGCACCTGCGACGAGCGGTAGACCATGTTGAGGTCGACGCTGGTCATTAGTCGGCGATTGCCGTCCTGAGCTTCAAAGGTGGCGTTATAAAGCGGCGGCGCGGGCTTTGTGTTCCATGCCTCAGCCGGCTCTGGATAGGTCGCGGAAACGCCATTGACTGTATCGGCCAGGCCGAAAAACGGCGTGAATGACTGCTCTTCCGTCGAAAGAATGTCACCGTCCGAAAAAGGATAGACCGAGGCGCCGGGCTCGCCGACGCGAACCTTGTAGAAGCCACCGGTCTCGATGAGCTTGCCCTGAGAGCCAGTGAGTAGGCTTTGGACGGTCTCGCTGATTTCCGTATCGACGGAAACCTCGATCCCGGTCAGGTATGTTGCCTCCGGCCCGCTTGGACCGTCTATTGCGGCACGGCATTTATTGATCTGGACAATCCAGTCAGCTGCGGGCAGGCGCGGCGCGGTGATGGTCTGCAAGCCATAAAGCCAATCGCCTCCATAGGTGATCCCGCGCAGAAGATTGTAGATTTGCACGACAGGCAGATCGTCGCCATCGCCGCCCCATGTACTGGGATCAGCCCAACGCTGCGCGCCGCTGCCTCCCGTCGTGCTGTCCTTCGTAAGGTCGTAAAGCGGAGCGCCCTGAACTTCGAAGCGGAAGGTCGGGAATCCGGTGAATAGCTCATCATTTGCCTGCGACGTGACAATAGCGTAGGCGACGCCGGTTCCGACACGAGTATTCTCATACGGCCTATCTGTGCTCGAAACCGTGTTAACCAGGAAGGGATCAGCGATGGTCTGGCTGCCGTCGTAGAACTTGATCCACATATGGTTGTTGTTGCCGGTATTGAACTCCGTTACCGGATAACCCCAATCGCCATAGCTTGTGTCGCTGGTATCGACGGTGACGGGGGAACCATTGACCCAGAATGCCGATATCGTCCTGATCAGCATATCCGAGAGCGCGATGACCTGCGTGAAATAGGCGTTCGGCGTCTTGCTGGCCTGCCCCCAAGTATTCGCATAGACCAGTGAACCGGCCGTCGTGCGACGCCCCATAATGAACGAGCGAGCAACGTCTCCCCCAGCCTGCAATGTCCCATTGACGCCATTCGTCTGCTGACTGGCGGAACCGGATTTTTGCAATTGCTGCGCAAGCATGCTGACGCCGATGCCAACTGCCGCATTGAGCGCAAAGGCGGATACGGTCGCTGCCAGCGACGTTGAAGCAACGCCGAGCGCGCCCGCAACGAAAGCGGTTGTAAATACAGCCATGAAATGGAGGTCTCTTTAAAGAGGCATCAGGAAGTGACGTTCGACGGCCTGATAGCCGCGTCGCGCATAGAGCTTAGAAACGGCCGGATCGGCGCCCAGGCCGACCATACCGATAAACTGGCATTCACGTTCGACCGCCCATTGCTCGTAGGCGGCAAGCATCCTGGTCGCCGCAAGGCCGCGCCAGGCCGGATCGATCCACCAGATAATTTCAGATGCAACCTTGACCGGCGCGAGATGATGGGTTGCTGCTACGGCGGCGAGGACGCCACGCGCGATACCGTCGCACTCATAGATCAGGCATAGCCGGTTGCCGTCGACCAGCGTCGCATCGAACAGCACGGAAGCCGCAGCGGCCGAAAACGGAAGCGGCACGCCCGAAGCCTCATGAAAAGCCTTCGCCATGACCAGTACCCGCACCTTATCGCTGGCGATCGCTGATCGGATCATCGATTGGCGGCCTTGATGCTTGCGGAGATGCGCTGCGCCGCCGCTGTCTCGATCTTGCCGGCTTTGCGACCCCAGAAGAACTGCCAGTCCCCGACCGTGGTCGTATCCTGATAGAAATTGTCGGTCGCGGATCTCAGCAACTGGCTATCGTGCGAGCGTGTATCTGGATTACTGCGGCCCAGTTCTTGCGCATGCGAAACGCAGGTGAGTTCGATGCTGCCGGCTTCGCCTTCTTTGGGCGTTTGGATATTGACGACATCGACGAAGCCAATAAAGCGTGAGAATGCCGGCGCTACCATCTGGCGGCTGTCAGGATTGAACATGCCACGATAGATCTCGACGGCCGCCTGCTTCAGTTCATAACCGCGCACGATGTTGGCAACGCCTTCATCGATCTGTGACATTGCGACGCTGACGCTCTGCGCCGCAAGATCGGATGTCAGCGGAATATCGGCGACGGAAATCAGCGTGCCGCTGCCCTCGAAGTTGCGTGAAACGGCGACGCCCGTATTTGGATCGAGCACCTGCGCCGTGACGCTACCAACATCGTTCCAAAAGCCATATTCGAAAGGCGCTCCGGTATCGAGCGTCTTGACCTTGAGCCACAGGAAGTCGCGCGCCACCAGGCGCCGCGCCTGTAGTGCCGCGTTGTTTTCTGCTGATATCGCGCGCATCAGCGTGCCTCGATCGCTTGAAATGTGATGGCACCGCGACCATCGGACAGGGTGGCGGTGCTGCTAAGGCTATCCGGCACCAGCGACATGACGCAGGACGGCTTGGCTAGCTTGGCGGCCGTGTTCGCCAACGATGTTGGCCAGATATAGGGGCGAACCTCGAATGATCCGGTGATGCCGGAGGCGTTCGCCGTCACGCTTTCCAGCGCCTGATAGAGATCCGCACCGCCGACCTGCACAAAGTCACCGATGCTGACAACGTAGCCGACAGGCAATGCCTTCAGCGACATGGATTTGCCGCTGATGCTGTTGACCTGGCCAGACCCCGAAAACGCCACGCCAGTCGGCCACGATCCACGCGGATAGGCTATCGGATAGGTGCGGCTGATCGGCCATGCCCGGAACGTTTGCAAACCATTTTCGAGCGCCTTCAGCCGTGCCCGCCAATAGTCCAGTTCGTTCGGCCAGAGGCTGCGCGACTGATATGTGGCCTTCCACAAGGGCGAGCCGAGATCCTTCACATAGGTATTGCCGTTGGCGCTGCGGCTTTGCTCCTGGCGATAGAGCAAATCGAAATCGGTGGACCAACCAGGGAAGTCGGAGAGGAAATCGACAGGAAAGATAATCGTCACGAGTGAAACTTCCCCAATTTGACGCCGGCTTTATTGGCCTTGCGGATCGTCAATAGCGTTCTGGCCTCGAAATCCTGATTGGCCCTGATCTGCGCCTGCTCTAGCCGCGCAACCGCCGCGGCATCGGCCCCGCGCGCATCAATGACCGGCGCATAGGTGAAGGAGTTTGCCGCTTCTGATCTGGCGGTGGACGCGATCCGAGACGGGCTCGGAAGGCTTGGCGCCGAAATCATGCCGCCATCAGCGCGGCGCAGGACACGCCCATTGTTGATTGCTTCAAGAAGCGCCCGGTTCTTTTTCGTCGCAGCCGCATTGATCACAAACTCGCCATCGGAAAGCATTGCCGGGATCTTGTCATCGCGCGGACCACCCGGCCCGCGAACGGAACCACCCCCGGCCAGCTTCACTGGACCGCCATCCTTCAGGCCGATTGAGGACCAGAGTTTCGAGAACCAGTTGTTTGTGCCCGACGCGCCAAATAGTGAGTCGAAGGCGCTATCGAGTAGCTTTTCGCCGATCTTTTCCAGTGCGCCGCCTAGTGCCTCGACGGCTGATTTTCCCTCGATCAGATCTTTAACGAAGCCCTCGGACGCATCCTTGCTGGTGGCGCGCCAATCTTCCATCGTCTGCTTGAGCTTATCTTGGCTATCCTGAAGTTGCTGAGACTTCGCCGAAGCACGGCCGCTCGCATCAGCCAATGCGAGCATTGCCTCCGCCTGAGCGCGGGCCGCCGGAGTCAACTTCGAAAAATCTCCGCTCAGAAGCTGATTGACGTCCGTGAGCTCCTTTCCGGCCGCATTGCCGGTACGTTGGGACGCCGCCAGCAACTCCTGCGCTGTTGCGGCTTTCTCGGCCGCATAGCCGTAGTCGTTGATATAGGGATTGAGCTTTTCTTGTGCGGCCGTCTGCGCGTTGAGAACATTGGTGCGTTCCGTAATCTGACGCACTTCGCGATCATAGGCCTTCGCGTCAGCTCCGCCAGATTTCGTTTTCGCGGTCTTGGTTCCGGTCGTCGCGTACTTCTTGTCCGTGATATCGACAGGAGGGCTTGGCGCCAGCTCATCCTTGAAGCCCTCCGATTTCTGGAACTTACGCAGATCCGGAGGCCCCTGCGGTCCGGCGGTCGACTTCGAAGCATCCTGAAGCGATACGACAGCATCCTTAGCGGCGTTCGTTCTGTCCCGAATGGCATCCATCTGCCGAACGATCTCGACATTCGCTTCATTGTTGACCGGAATGCCCATTGCTTTTTGTAGTTCTTGCGCCGCATCGAGCTGATCCTGCAGGGCTTTCAAGCGGTCGACATCCGCGTTCTTTTGACGCTCGTCACGTTCTCGGCTGAGCTTTTCTACGTCGATCGTATCACTCGAAAACGCAGCGCCAAGGCTGATCAGCGGCTTCCCGCCGTTGATCGATTTGGCAAAATCATCGAACTGTTGACGAAGCGAGGCGCCAGATTGGGAGGATTGCGTCAGAATGTTGTTGTAGGCCGCTCCGAGACTATTCAACCATGCGATAACGGCCTTGATGTTCTCGGTCAGCTGGTTGAAATCCAGCTGGTTTATCTTTGTTACAGCGATCTCGATGACCCCAACAGCAGCGGCGCCAGCGCCGGATGCCTTGTTGAATTCGCCAACCGCCCTCGTGAGCGAGGTTCGCAAATCGGTAAATGCCTGACCGATCGTCGTCTGCGTGCCGGCAAGCTTGGTGTCCAGATCGGAAGCGCCGGCAATAATGCCGTCGAACAAAGCCCGGCTGGAGAGCTTCCCGCTATTAACAAGGTTCTTCAACTCGGCAACGGAGCCGTTGGCCTGCTTAATGCCTTTCGCGGCGGCCTGGGCCAGAGCGGGCATCCCTTCGATGATGGAATTGAATTCTTCGGCATGAACAGTGCCGCTACCGAGTGCCTGCGCCAACTGCAGCATGGGGCCGGCCGCTTCGGTCGCGTCGGTCCCCGACACACGCAGCGCCTTGCCGACGAGATCAGTGAAGCCAACCAGTTGCTGACTGGACGCGCCCAGTTCCTTCTGCTGAAGGGAGACCCTGCTGTAAAGCTGCGCCAAGGCCTCTATCGGAATGTGGTTTTTCAGCGCGACCCCATAAAGCTGATCCAGAGTTTTCGTCAGATCGTCACCGGAGAGACCGGCAACCTTCATGGCATTCTCGATCTTGACCGCAGAATCGGACAGTTCCTGAAGGCCCTTGGCGCCACCGATGAGCGCGAAGGCCTTTGCGACGTTCGATCCCAGGACAGAGAATGAATTCGAGAGGTTCTTATTCAACTCTACGGCACGCTTTTCGATCGCCCGAAACTGCTTGTTGGCCTGGTTCGTCTGACGATTCAGCGCGTTTTCAAACTTCTTGAAGTCAGCGGAGAGCTGCACGACGAGTTTCTCAATGTCGGTTGTCGGCATTGATCCAGCATCCTATAAGTTTGCTACCGCAAGTCGCGGATTGGGGAGGGAATTTTGAAGAAAACGCTCGTTTTAGTCGCTATATGCCTGACATCTTGCCAAACATCGCAAATGGCCACACCGGAACCAACGCATCTCTATAGTTTGTCTGCGTCAGAGACGGCAGCCGTTCAGGAAGGCGTTAGAAAGTCACTTAAGGATCCAACCAGCCCTATTTTCGGAAACATAAAAGCCGCCGCGTCAGACACACAGAAGGGCATTATTTACGTTTGCGGTATTGTAAACGCGAAAAACAGCTTCGGCGGATATACCGGAGATGGCCCATATGTTGGCGTTCTCGCGAGCATGACCGCCGAAGGGAAAAACCTGTCAACATTCAACGTGACCGGTATGGCAGGAACGGAAATACAGACCTCCGTTGTGATGGATATGTGCAAGCACTACGGGATCGTTGGAGGTTAGCCTTTCGACCTCAGCCACTCGAAAAGCTCATCTGCTTCCTTGTCGCTCAACCTCCCGTCGTCAGGGCAATTCGCCGCGATGTATCCATCGACGGCGGCGTAAAACTGCCACATGGACATCGCGTTGATCTGCTGGGGAGAGAAGCCGATCGCGGCTCCTAATCCGTAGACTGCGCCAAATCTGAGCTTTCCGTTGGGAAGGTCGTCGAGCTTTTCTCGATCTGATTTGGCGCTTCTCCCTCCCCCGCTGGCTCATCCGGAGCGCCCATCAGGCCAGCGCTCAAAATCCCGGTCGCGAAGAGAACATTCTCCATCGGCGGTCTGGCCTCGACATAGCTGCGAACCAGCTTGAGAGCCTTGACGGGCTCCATTCCGCCACCGATAAGCCCGAGGCGAATGACATTGGAGACGTCCTCTATTCGCCACTGCCGCGTATACAGCCTGTCGAGAATGACATATGGGCCGGCATTGCATTGCTCCTGCAACTCCGCCAGCTCCCCCCAGGCCAGACGAAACGTGTACGTCCCGTCTGCCCAGTCCAAGGTGAGGCGCGCGTCCCGCATCAGGGTGCCGGTGTCGTGACGCGCGTCAGTGCGCCATCACTCTGCATTTCGATGCTCATGGTAACGCGACCGCCCTGCTCAGCAGACGGGTTTAGCGAATTGACATGCATGAGCCCGGTCCAGGTGATCGTCTTTGCGGGAAATTCCAGTTCGACCTTCACTGGCACGGATTCGACGCTCTCCCATGCGTCAAGCCATGTATCTACCGACTCGGCGGCGCATACGCCGTCGCCGGAGACAGATGCAGACAAGGTGTTCGCATCGCGGCCTACCCACGCAACCGCATCCGGATCATCGCAATCCGGAAGCGTGACCTCGGTCAGATCCTTGATGAGCGTCAGGCTTTTCGAAGTGAAGCCGCAGGGTGAGGTATAGACGATCGGCGTCGCGCTATTGCCGAGCAAAACGCGAAATTTGCCGAAACGGGCAGTGGTCGGTTGCGCCATGGTGATATCTCCTATGATGGCAGCAGTGAAGGCCGCCCGGTGTGGGCGCTATCGGCATTTGCCGATATTTCGGGATGTCAGGGTTTCTCGATACCGGCGCGGAACGTCAGCGCCGCGTGAGAGGTCAAGCCGTCCGGATCGCGGAAGATGCGGCGGCCGTCATATTCGAAATAGACCTGCGCATTGTCGACGAGCGGCAACTCAACGTCGTCCAGGGCATCCTCGATCGCGCGCGCTATGCGCTTGACTTCCGGGAATCCGACTGCGCGCGACCAGGCATCGATCTGCAGGAAAAATTCCGATGCCCGGATGCATTCAGCCGGGTCCGGTATCTCCTGGTCGGGACCAAGGGAGATATAGGGGAACACAGCCGTGGTATTGCCGGCATCATCCTGCGGCACCCGGTCATAAATGCGGTTGGCGACAAGGGAAGTGACGTCGGCGTCGTTCTTCAATAAAGTGACAATCGCCTTCTGCAGTTCGAAAGATGCATCTTCGCTCATAATGCGGCCACCTTTTTCGCAGCGCCCCGCAAAGCCTTGCTGAGACGCCGCACAGTGCGCCTCTTGTTGGCCCGCCAGCTAACATAGAAGTATGGCTGCGCCCGCATCTTCTGAGTTCCAAACTCAACCCACCTAGCCCAATACGCCTCTGCGTCGCCGGCATAGATGGTGATGGTCATGTCATCGGATTTGCCGGACACGGTGGCGATGACAACAGAGCCTTTCGGCGCCGCTCCCCATGTCCACCCAATACTATCGCGCAGCGCACCGGGGCGCCGATCCTTCACCGGGACCGCCAAGACCGGCGCCAATCGCCTCATCATGCCGACGATGTCATCAGCGCACTTTGCCATTTCAGCGCGGATCAGTTCGCGAGCGATGATCGGAAACCGCTTAAACTTCCTGTTCAATCGATCAAGGTTGGTGATCTTGGTCATCCAGCAGCCACTCCGCTCTGGCAGAGGAAATCCAGCCACAACCGGTCCTCAGACGGCGTGATATCCCGGATGTTGAAGGACTTCCCATCCCTTACATCACGGATGCGCCAGTCCGTCGTGACCTGCCGCGTCGCCGACGAGCGGCGTACGAAAATGACTTGCGTGTGCTGCCCCTGAAGGCGATCAGCCATGACGCTTTCGCCGCCGCGCAGGTGCGTAAATCCGGCGCGGCATTGAAACTGCTCCTGCCAGTCACCGATCGTATTGCCGGCGCCGTCATCAATCTCAACGCGCTTGTCGAAGGCGACCCGAAAGAACAGGTCACCCGCCGATCTCGTCCTTGACATGAGCGGCCTCCCTGTCCTTGAAAAAATCAACCGCCTTACCGGCGGCAATGGCCCGATCGGCGCAATCACGCTTCACCAAGCACTGCATCCCGGCTTTGTATTCGACCGTAACGGCGCGTGTCGGCTTATAGTCAAAATCGGCTATGAAACGAACGCGGGCCATCAGACGCGCAGCCATCTGTACGGGTCGATCAGAAGCCGAGAGGCGGCCGGAAGACCCTCCTTGCCGCCCCGATTTTCATAGAGATCGGTAACCGCGATCATGGCAGCTATCTTGAAGATCGATTCCTTGCCCTGAGGCACGAGCGAGATGTTGCAATATTGCAAAACCGCCGCTTCGGCCGCATCCATGTAAGACTGGATAATGGTGTCGTCGTCACTGAAGTCGACGGTCAAATGTTGCTTGACTTCTGCAAGCGTATATAGCGGCCCGACCGCTGTGATGACGACATTACCCATGTCCAGATCCTCTCACGCCCGCGCTTATTCAGCCTTCGGTTCTTCGGCCTTCGGCTCGTCCGTGCGGTAACCGAGCGCGCGCTCGCCCGCTTCCTGACCGGAAACATGCGGATCGTTGAGGTCAATGCGGTTGCGATGATCCTCGACCGCCTGATCGGCAGTTGCCTCGGTCGTGACCTCGGTCACAATGTCTTTCTTGTCTGCCATGGTAATTCTCCGCTTGCCGTTACAGGGATGCCGGCCCTGAGTGGGCCGGCAATGATCGTAGTCAGAAATTGGTGATCAGGCGCCGATCTTTAGTGCGCGCATCGGTTCCGGATTGGTGACGCCGCCGCCGACGCGCTTGCGGGTGTAGAAACCCACAAACGGCTTATTGGTGTAGGGGTCACGCAAGACGATGATGCCGATGCGGTCGACGATGAGGTACGTCAGTTCCATGTTGCCATAGAGCGCGGCGATGTTACCGGCAGCAACGCCGGGCATATCCGGAAACTCGACGATGGCCTCGCCGGCGAGCGTTGCCGGTTGACCTGCAGCATAGGACGGCTGCCAGAGATAGTTGTTCTGACCGTCCTTCAGCTTACGGATGGACGACTGCGTCTGCCGGTTCATGTAGAATTTAGCGCCGATGCGATAACTCGCCGGAACGTCCTGGATGATATCGATGATGCTGTCGGGCGCAATTGCGGCAGCGGCGCCACTGTTGATGACCCCGATCGCCCCCCACGGATGTTTCGCCGCATTCGCGGCGCCGACCACGTAAGTCAGGACGCCAAAGGGCTTGTTCACACCGTCGCCCGAAACGAACGCGATATTCTCTTGGCGGGAGAATTCGACATCCACTTCGCCGCCAAGCCATTGCTCAAGATTGACCTCCGAGTCCTCAAGCAGGTTCTGGGAGGCGAACGGGAAGGCGTAGATTTCGCCCGGCACGAAATCCAGAACACCGAGCTGCGGCGTTCCTGTCGCCGGTCGAGCGGCGGTTTCACCAACCCATCCGGAAACAACTGCACGGTCGTTATAGACCTTTCGAATACCCGCGCCGCTGATCGACTGCACATGCGCATTCTGGCGCATCGGCGAGATTTCCTTGAGCTTACTGGTGATCGTCCGATCCCATTCGATCGGCGCCAGATAGCCGCCATCGGGATTTGAGCCGACCGTCATCTGTGCACGCGGGCCATCCTTCTGTTTCGCACGAACGCTCGATTCGTCATCGCCGTGCCGGAAGAACTTCGCCCAGGTCTCCGTATATTCCGGATCGGCCGGCCCCTTGAGGCCGCCACCGCCGCCGCCGAGGTTCGCGGCTGCCATCTTGGCATTGAGATCGTCGATAGCCGTCTGGAAATTGCCGATGGCGGCGTCGATGCGCTCGACCTTTTCATCGAGCACGACGTCGGCCTTGCCCTTGAGCTTTTCGTCATTGGCCTTCTTGAATTCCTCAAAGGCCGCCTGGATCTGCGTAATCATCGCCTTCGGATCGTTGGCATCCGCACGGATGCCATGGCCGACGATGGCGCGCGGGACAGTGAGCGCCGTCGCAGTCGCGAGGGCGCGGGGAGAAAAGTGCTTCATCGGAAGCTCCTCTTTTTAGGTTGCTGAGATGGATGCAAGCAATCCGGCGAGGCCGGACCAGTCTTCGCCAGCGCCCGGCGTGGCTTCAGGGGCAGCGCCTGGCGTGCCCTTGATCTTGTTGATGCGTGCGCGAGCGTCCGTCCGGTTCATGCCGGCGTTCACAAGGGAAAGCTCCAGCGCGCGCAGTTCATTGACATCGCGGTCCCGTGATTTGGCGGTCTCGTCGACCTTCATGTTGTCGGCGGAAAGCAGGGCGTCGGCAAAGCCGCGCTCGATGGCCTGAGAGCCTGACATGTAAGTGCCGTCGCCACCGTTGGCGGCCATCCACTTTGTCACCTTTTCGGCGGACTGGCCGGAACGCTGCGCATAGAGATCGGCCATCGCCTGGTCGAAAGGGGCGAGGTAATCGGCCGTCTCACGCAAATCGAACTGATTGCCGATCGCCAGAACCCAGCAATTATGGATCATCAGGAAGGACGCGGCGCCGATCTCGACGCGGTCGCCGGCCATGGCGATGATAGAGGCGGCGGAAGCGGCCATGGCCATGATCTTCACCGTCACTTCCTGCGAATGCTCACGCAGGACGTTGTAGATGGCGATGCCTTCAAACATGTCGCCGCCGGGACTGTTGACGTGCACCTCTACCGGCCGGTCGCCGATGGCGCGAAGCTGCGCGGTCACCGACTTGGCGGTGATACCGCCGCCCGACCAATAGTCCTGCCCGATGACATCGAACATGGAAATGACGTTATCGCCGGTCGCCACCGCGCGAACACCGGCAGCTTCATCGGACCACTTCTCGAACACGCTGATATTCGTGAAGGCGGAAACATCAAGAGTGGCCGGGATTGGCAATGCGCCGGGGCGGGTGCGCGCGAATACGCGAGTGCTAGGCAGCTTTCGCATTTTTGTCCTCACTATCGAGAGCCGGGCCGCCATTGTGGCCCATCATGGGGTTAGGTGGATCCTCACGCTTCGGAAGATCCATCACGTCGCGAACTTCGTCGACATGCATCCACGGCGCATGGCCGCCAGAGCCGAGGGCCTTCGCCAGGAAGTCGGCCTGATCCTTGAGCGATCCGCGCAGCAGTGCGGCGGGGTTGAACTTTGCCGCATAACGATCCTTGTCGGCCTCGCTCAGAAGGCATCGCTCTATGGCCTGCTGCCAGGCTTCGAACCATGGATTGAGGGCATAAGCGACGAAGAATTGCCCGAGCGCCTCGATACCGGAACCCCAGCTCGTTTCATCGACCATCAGCAGCGGACGAGGAACGCCGGTCACACGGGCAATCTCTTCCACCTGCATGCGGCGGATCTCGATGAGCTGCGAATCCCGCGCCGAGGAACTGATCGGCGTGTATTCCATCCCCTCTTCGAGGATGAGGTTCTTGCCGGCGTTCTCGGCGCCTTCCTTCTCAGCGAGAGATGCCTTGAGACGATCATAGGCAGGATCGGAGAGCTTGCCCTTGTGCTTTAGAGCGCCGCCGACGAATGTCCCGTTCTTGAACATGCGGGCGGATGCGCGTTCGGCGGCAACCGCCAGGCCGATTGCGTCGCGCGCCTGCCTGATCAGCGATAGCCCGCAAATGCCGTCCAACGACGGGCCGCGCAGGTGGAATACCTGTTTGCTGCTCAAGGTCCGCTGCACACCCTTTTTCGGGGTATAGACGTAGGAGATCGACCAATCCTCATTCTGGACCGGCCGCATGGTGCTGCTGTCCACCGGGATCAGGCGAGAGATGCGGCGGCCACCCGAGCGGAGGTCTGTCGATTCTACGATGATCGCGTATCCATCACCCGTCGCCAGGGCCTGCAATTGCAGGAACGCCTTGAAGTCGTAGGCGCTCTGCCAATTGTTCGGCTCGCGATGCAGGAGCCGGTAGAGCGGATGCTCAGTCGCCTTTTCCTTCGTCTCCTCATCGATCAACTGCAACGGCAACATGCCGATGGCGTTCGAGATGAGCAGGAATGCCCGAAAGAGCGCGGGATTGCGCATGGCCGTCGCGACGGTGACAGGCTCGCCCGCCGCCGACTGGCTACCATAGAACAGATAGTCGGCAAGCCGCTCGTCCGACAGCTCGAACGTTTCCGCCTGCGGCCGCGTCGACGCGCGGCGCGAGAAAATACGTTGCAGCATACCCACGTCAAACCATCCTTATGCCGCGTTCTTCGTAGACGGAGATGCCGGTCGCATCGGGGTTTCTGCTCATCAGCATCCCGGCGTTGAAGCCGGCCACTAACGGATCGATCTTAGCGCGGCCGGCTGTCTGTTTCGTGATCAGCACAGCACCGCCGCGAACCTCGACCTTCGCATTGGAAGTACACCAGACCATCATGGCCTGGTCGGCGTGGACAAGCGTGCCGTCTTTTAGCTTTCGCTCCATGCCCCATGTGGCCGGCGAGAGCGCAGCACCCTGCCGAATGGCGACGAAAAGCTCATCTGGAAGTCCACGGGATGCCAGTTCGTCGACCAGGGCGGCAACGCCATAGGGATCGAGACCGACACCCGCTTCCTGCGGCAAAAGCCCCGCCTCATGAACGCGAACGATGATGTCAGCAGCTTCGCGGATGTCTTGCGTGGCATCTTCGCAGATCCGCAGATCGCCATCCTTCTTGAAGTCCAGCAAATCGGATGCAATATCCTTGCGGCGCTCAAGCACGTCCGGATGAGCCCATGCCGCACTCCACATCAGCCAACGCTTGGTAAGTTTCTCCCGACCAATCAGCGTTAAGCCGAACAGATCGTCTAGGCCGCCGCCATCGATACCAGCGACAATGACTTCCGATCTCTCTAGTAGAGCGTCCAGCGTCAGAGATTTGTCGGTTGCGGACAGCCAGTAATCAGCGCCTCCCCAACGGTCGTTCATGAGTGCCAAGCCGATTTCGACATTGAAGTGCTGCGAGGCAATCAGCATCAGTTGGCCGATACCCTCATGTTCGGCCTTGACGATTTCGTCTTCCAGGAAGGCTTCATCCACCGACTTATTCAGGTTCGGATTGACCATTCCCCATGTCTTCGGGTCCTTCCATCCGCCATCCTTCGACAAGCGCAAGGGCAGCTCGTACAGAACCGCAAGGATGGGCAGTTGCATTTTGCCGTCGCGCACCTGGCGGGCAATATCCAGTTCCGCCTTGAACACGCCAGAAGGCGGGTCTTTCGATTGCGTCGTAATCTGCAACAGAAAGCCGTCCGGTCGTGCCGCAAGAGAACCGCGGATCTCTACGAAAACCTCATGCGCCTTAGCCTTCTTCGAGAAGACATGCGTCTCGTCGATGAGGATGAATGTTGCCTTGGAACCAGTAATTACATCGGCGTCAGCCGCCTTGATGACGATGACGGCGAGAGATATCCGATGTGTCAGCGTCCGTTGATGCTGCTGCTGGTGGAAGATTTTCGACAGCTCCGGGTCAAGTCGGATAATGCCCGCTGCCTGCTTGAAGGCGATATCGGCGATCTTCTTCGTCGGCGCGATCAGCAGCAGCTCCGCTTCCGGACGGTGGTTGAGGATTGCCGCCGTAACCATGATCGCGGCAGCAATGCTGCTCTTGCCGTTCTTCTTCGGCACGAGCATGAAGAACTCGCGGATCATACGCCGCTTTTTCTTCGCATCGTAACTGCCGAAGAGCGCCCGAACGAAATCGAAAACCCATTGACCGCAGGCTTCGCCATATGTCGGTTGCCCGATCACATCGGGAACCCGAAGGCGCTTGAATACGCGAAGCGCCTTTTCGGCCTCATCCTCGAACAGAGGCAAGTCCGGCACGAGCGAGCGACCGGAAGTGATGCGCTCTTCCCAATCCGGGCAAGCAGTCACCCACCGACTGCGAAATTGCCCGCTGTCAGCATGGACCGACATGTCAGTTTACCGTCCCCGGAAAGCGCAAGTCATCGCCCCATTCACTATTATCGCCGGCTGTCTCCGCTGCCTGCGCGGCGGCTTCCTTTTTGCCGACGCTTTCCTTCTTCTCCCTCTTGGGCTCGCTCTCACTGCTGAATGATGCGGCAGCCATCATCTGGTCATTGCGCTCCATGAGACGGCCGAATTCCTTGAAGGCACCGACATTGCCGGATTGGGCCATATCCCACGCCATTTCGAGGCGGCGCATTTCGAGCTGATCGCGAGCTGCTTCCCGCTTCTTCAGCTCGTGAAAATAATTCTTCCGCAAAGTCGGGAGTGAGATCGCCAAAGCATTCGCAATGCGTGGGTTCGCCCATCCAAGCGCCACTAACATCTTGACTCTATTGCGGGTTTTCTCGGTTGCCTCGTGTGCAGGCCGACCGACCTTGCGGTCAGGCACGACGAAGGGGTTACCGAAGAGGTCGAAATTCTCGTTCACAGGAAAAAAATCTCTACGTGAGGGGGACGCGGGTCTAGGCGGTAGGCGGTTCCGGAGTTTTGCCCACCCCCCCACTTGACCGATTGGCTGCGATGCCGAAAGGTTCATCTCAACCACAGGAGGTGCTATGTCCACCCACGTCTCGGCATGGCTTTCGGAAGTCGGACTGCTCTTGGACTTAATCAGTTTTATCTTGCTATCGGTGGACCTAGTCTCGTCGTTGCATGGTGAACGCGAGGGGCGCGACGCCACTATCGCAATTGAGCGCAAGATATTTAGCGTGCGTTATGGTGTCTTCGCGCCCGATCAGGAAACGCAAGATCAACAGCAGCGAGACTTCAATGCTGCGATCGATCAGCGCATTCTACTTTCGGACGCCAGCATGAAGCGCCGACGTTCTGTCGCGTATTTAGCCATCGCAATAGCGATTGCGGGTTTCGCTCTGCAGATTGCAGGAGGTTGGCCCAACTAACGTCTGAACTGAACGCGTTCCTCTTTCTGCTTCAGCCTGTCGTGGCATGGCTTGCACAGGCATTGGAGGTTGTTCTCATCCCAGAACAACGCCTCGTCACCATGGTGCGGTATCTTGTGGTCGGCGACGAGCTGCGAGGTATCAGCCTCGATGCGACCGCACCCGCTCATCTGGCAGGTGAATAGATCGCGCACCAGCACGACCATGCGCAGCTTCTGCCAACGTGCTGTCTTGTACCATTTGCGCCAACCGACGTTGCGGTCACGATCACGGAAGCGCTGAGCTTCAGCCTCTTCTCTCGACATGGTGGCAATTCGAGCGCCCAATGTCTTCAGTCGTGGTGCGATGGAAGAGAGTCTGCCCATACCTCTTAAGACGACAAAGGCGACCTCTCGGCCGCCTGTCATCGTCTCATAGCTTTCGCACTGGCCCTGAATCGATGCCTCCATCTTGAGGCTGTCAGGGCGGGGTCCGACCGGCGTACCGACCCCGGAACTTGCGTTCCCGCCTGTTACGGCGTTCTCAGGGGCTCACTGCGGGATCATCGGATAATCCGTGGCGGATTTGTACTCACACCTTCTCGATCATTGCAAGAGGCATCAGCACCGCCGTCATGCGTCCGAACATACCCACCTCGACGACAGCATCGCCCTTGCCGTCTCCCCTGCAAGAAACGATCTTTCCGTAGAACGAAGCAAACGGCGCCTCCTTCACGCGCACCGTCTCACCCGCCTTGAAGATGATGGTCGGCTTCTCCCAATCCAGCGCCCCTTCATCCGCCAAGGCTTTGAATCTGTTGACCTCTGCATTAGAGACGCGGTGCGGATTTATGCACCCGCCAAGCACGCCGATGACATCATCCATACCCTGAATCCCGAGAAATGCATCGTCGCTCGCGATGAACCTAACAAGCACATAGCTGGTCATCGCGGGGATAAGTTTGGCAGGAATGACGCGATGCCTGCGACGATATTCAGGCCCTTTCCTCATCGGCACGACAGCTTCGACACCGACATCATCCAGGGTGTTTTTCACAGTTATTTCCCGACCGGACATCACGCGGATGGCAAACCAGGGCGAATCATCGGCGGCACGGACTGTTGCGGCTCGCAGCAAGTCTGCCCTGATTCGGCGCATCCGATCATCAAACCGCTCACCCAGACCAATCGCAATCGGTGCACCTTCAAATTTATCATGCTGCATCATCATTGCCCGCCTCGCTGATTGTCGAAAGGAAAGCCGTCAATGCGTCCTCGACGGCCTGATCTAGATTGTCGGAGCTCTGGTTGATCGGTGGGAAGTAGTTCCAGTCCGCCGCGAATTCGATGAATGGCCAACCCCGCCGTTGGTGCAGTGCGGCCCATGCGTCGATCAGCGGGTCATCGCGAGGGATTCCCTGAAAGTCCGAAACGAGCGGCAGCAGATCCAGCGAGGTCACGAATGGCTCCTTGCGCCGCGCCATGTCGCGCATGGTGGTCACCAGCGGCCAACCATGCTCAAGGCGCTTACTGTGTACCAGCGCCTCCCTGGTGGTCCTTCCAGCCGCGATCTCCCGCTCGTCGAACGTGGTGAAGATAATGCGGCCCTTCGGCTCCCTGGAAAGCGCAGCTAGCCGCGTGCCCATCCAGAGCTTGCCGCAGACCTTGGCAATGCCGCGCGTCGGCGCTGCCATCACCTCTTCAGGCACATCGCGCCAATGGCGGTTCTTGAGGTAGACCGCAGCCGCCATGATGTCTTCGGGCTTTGCCCATCGCAGATAAGCCGGCGTTCGTTCCACGCATTCGGTGCGCTCTTCCGGCGACAGGGCGAACCATGAATTCCGGGCGAAATCGACGTCGCCCTTTTTCCAAGTGGCGTACCAGAGCATGAAGTCGCGCTCGATCTTCTTTCGATCAGATCGCTTCAATCCTCCCTCTTCAGCGCCAGCGCCCGCTTGGTGGGAGTCAGTATTTTTTAGATAATCAGTATTTACTAGTGTCGGATTTACCGGCGACGGCGAAACCGGCGACGGCAATGCCGTCGCCGGTAAATCCGTCTGCGGTAGAAATGCAACACTGTCGCTTTCGCCAGCGTTTCCAGCGCCTTCGCCGTCGCGCGGCTCGTCGAAGATCACCAGCACGGACGCACCGAACTTGCCGTCCGCGCGCTGCTGTTCACGCTCAGCGTAGCCATGCTTCACCAGCTCGGCGACCATGCCGCGCGCCTTGTCGCGGCCGCAGCCGCCACGCTTGCAAATGTCGCCGATGACGACGGTCCAGTTGTCCGGCTTTGACAGCAGGTAGCTCAGCAGCCACCGCGCTTCCATGGAAAGGCGGCTATCCTCGAAAACGTGATTGGGGATGGCCGCATAGCGGGCGTTACGCACGCCACGCCGGATTGTCGCTTCCTGGCTCATGCCGCCATCCTTTCCGGCACCGCCATATGATTGCAGTTGGCGACGACCAGTGCGGCCGCGACGGGCGGCGATACGCTGTTGCCGACGCATGACACCTGCACCGATTTTGAGAAGACGTTTCCGTCCACATCGCGATCGATGACGTAGTTCCGGGGGAAGCCCTGCGCGTTGTAGAGTTCTCGCGGCGTCAGCATCCGCATGCCGATGTCGACGATGACGAAGGTGATGCCGTCGAAATCGATCGTCACGAACTCGCGATCATCCCATAGGCCATGCGAGCGCATGAAGTCGGCCACCAGCCGCGCACGAGCCGCCTGAGCCTCCGTGAACGGCGGTATGCCGACTACGGCCTCGACGTGGCCAAACCTGTCTCTGGTCGTCACCGTGCGGCATGGCTCATCCTCGCAGCCGCCATCCCCCGTCCCGTAATAAGATTGCAGGTACGGCATGACCAACTGGCTCTTGCCCTGCCCGTCCGCCATGATGGTGCCTGACGGCACGTCGATCGCGTGGCCGGTCGAAGTGCCGAACTGGCGCGCAACATAGGCGGAGACCAATTGCTGATGGCTACCGCTCTGCGTGATCGTCGAGGCCGCCTCGTCCATCGGTCTGCCCGGATTGACCCCGCCGACGCGGCGGCTGTCGTTATTGTGCTGGGCCATGAAGGCACACAGGACCGCGTTCTGATCCTTATCACTGGCCGTTATCGTGTGCGCCTGTCCGTCGACTGGCCGGCAGGATCCGCCCTGCTGCGCATAGGTCAAAACCGGTGCCAGCAAGCCTAGGGGGGCAGCGCCACCTGGCCGCTTGATGAAGCCGTTGGCTGTGATCGTCGGCATCTGGCCGCGCATGTCGACACCCGTAGCGCCGGAGTTGAAGCGCTGGATCGAGGGCGCAACGAGCGCCTTTTCACCGCGATGCGCCGCAGTAATCACCCTTGCCGGTTCCGCGATATCCTCCAGGCGTCCGCCATGCGTCAGATTGACGAGGAAAGGCCGCTTCGCTTGGATCACGAACCGATCCATGCCGCGAGCGATGCGAGCATGGGAGTTGACTGCCAAAGGCCGTACAGCCCGAACGCCATGCTTTTCCCATATCTCTTCTGACGTATCGAAGATCGAGGGGCATGCGATGCTCCAATCGATGCAATCCGCTACGATCCGCCATGGCTGCTTGCGGCCTGCGATCACGTCCGCATCATCCGGCGCGCCGTGGGTAGGCTTCGGCCAGACGATCTTCAGACCGTCGAATCGGACGATGACAAACAGGCGCTTGCGGATGGTCGGGGCGCCGTAGTCACGAGCCCGAAGCTCGCGCTTCTGGATCTTGCCGCCGAGCTTTCGCAGTTCCTTGCACCACTTCTGGAACGTCTCGCCTTTCCGCTCCGGATCGGGCATCAATCCGCGCTCGGTCTCGACGAGTGGCCCCCAATATTGGAATTCCTCGACGTTCTCCATGATAATCACGTCGAGCTTGCCGCCGCTTTTCTGGATGCGCTCGACCCAATGGACGATGGTCCAAGCCAGGTCACGGATATTGCGTTCAACAGGCTTCCCGCCTTTGGCCTTGGAGAAGTGCTTGCAGTCAGGAGAGAACCAGCCGAGGCCGATATGCTCGCCGGCCAAATGGTCCAGCGGATCGACCTTGTAGATATTCTCCGAGAGATGGATCGTCTCCGGATGGTTGACCTCGTGCAGCGCCAGCGCCGGTTTGCTATGGTTCAGCGCGTAGTCCGGCGACCGCCCGAGCGCCATCCTGATGCCCTCGGATGCGCCGCCGCCACCTGCAAAATTGTCGATAATCTTGCGCAAGTGCGGCGCGATATCGCTTCCGAAGATGGGCGCGGTGCTGGACGCCATCAGACTGTCGAATAGCTGTTCGGTGTACATCAAGCCCCCATGTGTCGCGGCGGCAGGCCGCATGCGATTCTGTCCATGCGGCCACGCGCGGCCGCGATCTCGATCAGATCGATCGGGCCGCCGTCGTCGCGGCGCGGATTGCGAAGGAAGGAAAGCTCGGCATCGAGATAGACGACGCCAAGTTGGAAATTCGCCAGTTGCAACCGGCGTCGGATATGGCTTTCGTCGCGCAATAGCAGCGACAGTGAGCAGCGCAGAAGCCATCGCGCTCGCTGCTGGTCGGTCTCAGCATCATTCAGATGGTCAACGTCAGGGAGGAAAGCGATCATGCGGCCTCGCCTTCCGGCGCCCCTGCCTGATTGCCCCAAAACTCCCACTTGCCGTTAAGCCTGATATCGCCCGTCCGCAGGCTCTCCCTGCGCTGGAAAAGCTCCAGCTTGCGCATGTCGGGATAAAGCCGCTCGATCTCTTCCGCGAACCAAACCGGCTTTCGGCTGTGCTCGGTCTTCGCCTCGCTGTAGAGACTTTCCGGCTTGGCCGTATAAAGGTCGATACCGGGAAAGTTGCCGCGCTTGCAGATCAGCAGGTGTTCAGTGCGGTCCCGCACCCACCGGCCCATGCCGATATTGACCTTGTCCCATGTGATCGCGCTCACGTAGTCGAAGCCCCAAGCCTCGATGATCTTCATCGCATGGTGAAGCCGGTTCGTGGTGGCCCAGAAGTAGAGCACAGCATCCCGCGTGAACGGGCTGCGCTCGCCAGCGCAGAGTGCCATCAGCTCGTCGACTGACATCGAGGGATAGCGCAGCCCCTTATCCTGACCGGTCTCGTCGCTCCAGGCCTCCTGTTGCCAGGGCACGTCGCAATAACCGACTGCGAAGGCTGCACGCGGCATCTCCCCCACAACCAGCGTCCCGCTTTCCGCAATGGCATTGATCAGCGAAGTACGGATCATGCGGGAGTGCTGCATCTTCTTGGTGCGGTTCTCCTTCACGTCCGCAGCCTTGCGCCTCTCCTCGTCGAGCGCAGCCTCGACATAGAGCACCTGCCTGTCCTGCGGGATCTGCTTCAGCCGGTCGAGGAATGAACCGCTGTTTAGTCGCGTGCCGCGCACCAGGTGCAGAGCCATGTCGGAAATCTTGGCCCCGCGTTCGGCGTCGAGCTGAACGGTTCGCACTGCCTGTCCGGTCGCCTCTGCGGTGGCGACAGCAAACGCAGACTTTGCGCTTGCTGAATGTCGTGCTTTTCCGCCTGCCACATGCTGCGCCGTTTCCGGGTGCTTCAGCAGATAGATTTCCTTGCGCCGGAAGACGAACAGCGCCCGGTCAGCCGCCGTCAGTTCGGCACGGCAAAGGTTCTCGTCGATCTCCCAAAGCTCACGGTCGAGGTCGTCGCCTTCCTCATGAAAGCAAAGCACCTGCTTCCAGCCGAGTTGCGTTGCCGTCTGCAACCGATGCAGCCCGGCCGACAGCGCCACTCTGGCATCGTCGAGCTTGCCGAAAACCGTGATCGGGGTCTTCTGCCCGATCTCCTGAAAGGACGGCTTCAGCGCATCCACCTTGGCCTGATCGGCGCCGCGCAACCGATATCCGATGTCGATGGTGTCGATATCCCGCCAGATCGCGACGCGTGCTCCCGCCGGAACAAACTGTTCCGCCGCGATAGCCTGCGGCGACGGCAGTTTCTTCTTGGCGCGCTCGGTCGGATACCAAAGGTCCGCATCCTTGCTGTCGCGACGGAGCATGCCCTTGACGTTGAGCTTGATGCAGGTCCGACGTTCATTGTGGTCGGCGCTGCGCACCTTGCCGTCGCGCAGGGCTGCGTCCATGATTGTCTGCACGCGCTGCTGTGCCGTGAAGACCGCATTCATTGCGCCGCCCTCCCCTCATAACGGACAATGCCGCGTAGGATGGTTTGCGGCCGCCGGCCCTTGGCAATGCGCGCGGCGATCTCCTTCGGGTCGTAGACAAAGGCCGCGCTCGCGATGGCTTGTCGCAGCGGTTTCGGGAGGGAATCGAAGGCCCGCATGGCTTCCGCAGGCGATGCGCTCGTACGCTTCGTCATCACTCGTACCTCATCAATCGGTCCAGAAATTCCCGACCCTTGCCGACCATCCAGACGCACTGGTCGTCGCGCACGTCTCGGCGCACGAAGCCACTGGCAACGGCACGATCGACAGACATGCGATCGGCATTGAGCGTCATGCGGTAAGGCTGAGGCGACAGAGCCACGCGGCGCAGAAATGCGATACCGCGCGGTCCAACAGACGCGCCATTGGCGATCGTCGGATAGGAGACAGTCGTCGGCTTACCGGCATAGGGGATGCGGCGCGCTCTCATGGCGTCACCGCCTTCAAACCCTTGATCAAATCTTGCAGTTGCGCCGCTAATGCCTCAGCGACGGGCAGGATCTCCCGACGCTCGCGAAAATCGTAGCCGTCCGGCGCGTACCGGATCAGCATGGAAAGCAATTTCCCCTGCGCGTCGGACAGGGCTCCGACATCTTCCATGTCGGGCTCCTCGGCTGCCGCCGTGTCAGCGACGATCCTGAAGCCCTGCATCTGCACGAGATGTTCGGAGATCAAAGGATATCCGATGATTCGCTCAAGATCGGCGACGATGTCGATCGGCATGAATGAGCGCTCGTGCTGCACACTGCCGTACTCCGACAGTTTGCTTTCAACGACGCGGGTATCGGCTGCAAAATTGGAGCCACCAGCTTCGCGAACGCCACGCTGCGTTACGGTCTTGAGACTGCGGCGCTCCTGATCCGACGTTGGTCGGATGGTATCCGGTTTTTTTTGACGCACGAATTCCTCCCAAAAAATCAAGGGAATGTTTTTCGGAAATATTCCGGTGAATGATGCCGCCGCTATCGGTAGCGTCGTAGAGTCCAAGAGATCACGGAGGCCCGCATGACAGGGGCACGCAAAAACGAAAAAGCCCGCCAGGACTCGAAGGTCCGCCGCCCTGGCGGGAGATGGTGCCACGGTGAAGGGTGTGGCACTGGGGAAACTGGCCGCGCCGGAGAAAGGCTAAACTCGGCGCGGCTGATCGGTGGCCCCGTATGCGGCCAAAGCCACCAGATAGAAGGAGGCGCATCATTCGGCCGCCTCCTTGATTACCGCTAAGTGCTCAAGAAGCTTCTGTGCGGGACCACTCGGCTTAACTTTGCCGCTCTCCCATTTTGAGACGGTTCCTTGGTCGACACCGACAAAATCACCTAGCGCTTGCTGGCTCCAGCCGCGCTTTTCACGAATCCGAACAATGTCTTCAGGTGTCGTCATAGCTGGAATATGCGTTACGCATAATCTGCTGTCAATGCCTAACGCATATTGTTCTATGCGAAACGTAGACTATGAGCGACACGGTAAAAATTGGCAATCGCCTCAAGGAAGCACGGCGTCATGCCGGCTTCGCCACAGCGATAGAGGCCGCAGCATCTTTAGGGATTCGATATCCTACCTATGCCGCCCATGAAAATGGGAGTCGCGGCGTTGTGCGCGCCGCCGAGCAGTATGCGCGACGATATCGCGTGTCTCTCGACTGGTTATTGCGCGGAATCGGAGTAGGCCCCGGAGAGGCAGAGGAGATTGTTTCCGATCGGGCCATTGATGTCCCTCTACTGACGACCATCAGCGCGGGGGACCTTCAACGTGATGATATCGCCGATGAGGCAAAAGGGGTTATCACAGTCGGTCAATTACCAGATGGCGACTGGATAGCGCTTGAGGTCGTTGGTGATTCGATGGACCGCATATCGCCGCCAAATTCGGTCATCATCGTCAATCGCGCCGATAAGCGGCTAGTGCCAAATGCTTGCTACGTTATCGCCGATGAGAATGGAGAGGCCACATATAAGCGCTACAGACCAAACCCTGATCGCTTTGAACCAGTCTCAACAAACAGCGCGCACGAGCCCATCTTTCCTGACAATATGCCGCCCGTCGTTGGGCGGGTGAAGATGTCTATTCTTAAAATGTAAGCGTTGGCCGCTTTCGGACGCGTCGATCATTCAATGCGCAACTAATGATCAGGCTCCCCTGATCACGCCAACGATGGTGCGCAAAGCCGCTTTTTCGACTTCCGGGAAGCTGCCGTCAGCGGCGATCACGCGCTTGACCCACTCACCCAATCGCGCCTTGAGGGATTCATCCGTCCGAATAGCCGGAGCTAGGGCCGCGATGTCTTTTACGGATGGTGTCATCTCGAATATTGACGCAGCCAGGTCTTGCTCCGCGAGCGGATCATCTGGAAGCATAAGTCTTTGCCGTTCCTCCGAAATCAGGTCTTTTATGACCGCAATTTCCGTCTGGTCCAGATGTCCATCAGCCCATACAAGCCTCATCAGCACCGTGCTAAACGGCATGAGCGCCGACAGTAGATTGTCGCGCTCCTTATCCGACCAAATCGGCTTTGCCGGCTTTGCGACGATGGGCGCCGTCGTCGCAGCCTTCGCTTTTTTCGAGCGACGCGGAAGAGGTAGGCCCGGATGCGCCGGTGGATCGCGCAGATTAAGCGGCTTCGACAGCGCCTCATCCTTCAGGCCAGGATAGTCAAATCCTGCGAGCCATAGATAGACACACATCGCGAACCACGCATCCTCCAGCGCCCCATGACGTGATCCCCGTCGCGAAAGCCCCATTTTAGCCAGAACCGTATCCAGCCCGGCTCGCCCTTGGTGCATGCGCCGATACTGTTGCATGGTGCAATGGAAAGCTGGAGCCTTCAAGATCATGCCAGCACCGTCAAATTCCTGCCTGATGAAGCGCTCGTCGAAGGATGCGTTGTGCGCCACGATGATATCCGCGCCTTCGAACCGTGGGCGAAGCTGGGTCGCATAATCTTGGAAGCTCTCCTGGTGCCGCAACAGCCAGTCGTCATATCCGTGCACAGCCTCGGCTTGAGGGTGACTTTTCTTGCCAGGATCGAAAATGAGGTGCGTTAACTCTGCCTCCAGCCTGCCATTCCGCAATGCGGAGCCGTCCAATTCGACGACACCCAGACTTACTATGCGATCGGATGAGTACAACCCAGTCGTCTCGACGTCTACAAATACCATTTTATCTGCAAGTTGTGCCGCCATCTCACCATCTCCAACCCAACGCTGCAACCAGCACAACATTGTTTCTGGCAGAAGCGCAAGCGGTCGCTTCGCCTGCAATTACCTGTGCGGCGGTCGTGATGACGAATCAGCCTTCCTACTCTCAGCTCAGAATTCGGAACTTCTGAGGAACATAAATATGCGCTCAGCGTAGTATGCGTTATGCATAATTCCCTCTTGACATCAAATTATGCATAACGCATATTTCCATTCGTCCGGCTGATCTCCTCCTCCCGTCTCCGGATACCGAAGCCCGGCGCCGCTCCTCCTCCAGCGGCGTCGGCGCGGTCTCCGGGAGACTGGCGAAAAGGAGACAGCCGTGCACAGAGCAGCCGCATACAATCCCGTCCGTATCCGCAACATTCCGCAGGAGATGGCAAACCACGCACTTGAGCGCGGCGAAGGCCTGACGCGGGAAAACTACCGCGCCCTCGGCTACACCGACGATCAGATCGACCGCCACGCACACGATGCGTCGGTGCTCTACGCGCAGCAGACGAACCGCTACGCGGCCTGACCAGTTCCGTTTCGGTTTCCGCCATGTCCCACCCCTGACATCGGCGGTTTCCCAAACGGAAGCAGGTCAAGGAGAGCGACCATGAAGCAAACCCTATCCCAGAGCATGC